ATGGCAAGACAGCTCCGAAGCGCGAGGCTTGATAGCCGGTCGGCGCGCGAAAAGATCCCGGTCGGAACTACCATCCATTACGTCGACCTCGGCGCCGATGGCGCTGACCTCGGATACCGGAAGGGCAAGACCGGCGGGAAGTGGATCCTGCGCCGGTACGTCGGCGACAAGCGTTACGAAGTTGAGACAATCGGCCTTGCTGACGACAAGGCCGATGCAGACGGCCTAACCGTCTTCAGCTTCCGGCAGGCGCAGGAGAAGGCCCGCGAGCGCCACCAGCATCTTTCCCGAAAGGCGCTGGGCATCACTGAGCCGGCCGCCCCCTACACCGTCAAGCAGGCGGTGGAAGACTACCTAACGTTCAAGACGGCCAACGGCGGCAAGTCGGTGAAGGACACGAGATTTCGCGCCGACGCAGTGATCATCCCCCTACTCGGTGATGTCGAGTTGGGGGCGCTTACCCCCAAGCAAATCCGCGACTGGCACACCAAGCTTGCCAAGACACCGCCCCGGCTCCGCACTGCGGCGAAGTCCAGCGATGACAAGCCGTTCAAGCAGAAGTTCGCCGAGTTCGACCAGAACGACCCTGAAGCCGTGCGGCGGCGCAGGGCTACGGCAAACCGGACGCTCACCATCCTGAAAGCCGTGCTCAACCACGCTTGGCGGGATGGGCATGTTTCCTCGGATGAGGCATGGCGGCGCGTCCAGCCGTTTCGTGAAGCCGATGCTGCCCGCCTGCGCTACCTCACCGTCGAGGAAGCCAAGCGGCTGGTGAACGCCTGCGACGACAAGGCGTTCCGCAACCTCGTGCAGGCCGCCCTACAGACCGGCGCGCGGTATTCGGAGTTGGGCGCACTCAGGGTATCCGACTTTAACCCGGACGCCGGCACTGTCTTCGTCCGCGCCAGCAAGAGCGGTAAGGCCCGACACATTGTGCTGACCGACGAAGGGCAAAAGCTGTTCAGCGGCCTTTGCACCGGCCGGGCGCCCACCGCCCACATCCTGGTCAGAAGCGACGGGAGCCGGTGGCTCAAGTCCTATCACATACGCCCTATGAAAGCCGCCGTGGCCCGCGCCAAGCTCGGCGACGACGTGTCGTTTCACATCCTGCGCCACACCTGGGCAAGCCTCGCCGTGATGAATGGCGTTCCGCTGCTGGTCGTCGCCGACAACCTCGGGCACGCCGACACGCGAATGGTCGAGAAGCACTATGGGCACCTCACCCAATCCTACAAGGCCGATGCCATCAGGGCGCACGCACCGCGGTTCGGCGTCGAGAGCAGCAATGTAGTCTCCATGGAGTCCTCCCGATGACCACCGGCAATGAACTGCTCGTCGACGCTCACTTCAACGGCGAGGCAGACACAGGCGAAGAGTCACTGGAAGATGGCAGGGCGTGGTTGGCGGAGCGCCTCCCATACTCTTCAGCTACGACCATCATGCAAAAGTACATCAACCTACTGTATGGCGCGTTTTTATCCCAGTGCATGGGCGACGAACCGACACTTGATGATGTCCCCGAACAAGCGAGGGACATTGCGGCGGCGCACTGGACGATTGCCAAGGCAGCCATAATGGCAGGTCGCGGCGTATTTCAGGCCGGATGCGACTTTATCAACCAGAACAAGGATCGGCTCGCCGCCGTCGAGGATGACGACTTCCTATACTTCGAGGCCGAATTCTGGGACGAGATGCGGTATTCAATGCAAGCCGCCCTCTGGGATAACAGTTCCGGCCTTTGCGGAGATCACCGACCAGCTATATTTCGGAGTTTTTCCGAGGCGGTCAGGTGTGCCCACATCTATAGCGCATCACTGGTTCCTGATGCGTACCGATCATTCCAGAGGCTCGCCCCACTTCTGCGGGACGCCGCCAACGGAGATGAGCGGGCGGCACAGATATTCGTTGAAGGAGCGCTGCGGTACGTTCGATCGCTCAACAACGTCGCAAAGCCGAGCCCGAAAAAGTTGAGGCGGGGCAACGACAGCGACACCAACAAGTCGTCGTCAGAGACTGAACGGGTGGGGCCGGCTTGGCTTCACCAACTCGTGGTATTTTTACTGCATCTATGCCAGACCGATGTTCTCAAGCTGACACCGGCAATCGTCGAACTTGCTTCAACTGCATCGACGGCTCCAAATTCCGGAGCCAAAAGCGCAAAGGCTTCTCGCTTCCTGGAAATGCTCCAGAACCAGAAAACCCCGCTTTTTGCTCATGAGGCATCCGTCACTGCATTGGTTGCCAAGCGGCTATCTTGGGAACTGCTGGGTTGGGCCGATGCAAACCGGCAACTATCCTACATGCGTCATGTCGAGCGCGCCGTGGCGTTTTGCAGAAATAGATATGCGATATCTGGGGAACTTCCAAACCCCAATGAAGTCGCCAAGAAGTCCGGGCTCAAGTGGGACGATGCCGACAATCTACTGAATAGCTACGTGCTAACCTATGAGGTTGATGAATACGAAGTACGGCTCGAACGCGCTTCTAGACTCGCTCAGGAGTGCCCAGAGTGTCAGCAGCTTTCAGAGCGCATAGACCTGAGTGATTACATGAAGAACGGATCGCGCTTTCCGTCCTCGGTCGACTGAGAGGGAACGATGAGCACCTCTGCCACCGCCGATTTCGAGCGGGCAATGCGCGACCTGTTCGCGCCGCTGAAGACTTCCCCCAACCTGTCCTTGCCAAACAGCCGGACGCCGAAGCCGGCCTTGGTGACGCCCGCAGAGATCGAGGGGGTATGCGCCGTTCTGCTGCGTATCCTTGATGGTGGCGGGAACAGCCGCACAAAGCATGCCTGGATCAATCAAGCCGCCACCGTGCTCCTGCTAGCCTGTACAGTCGGCGGCATAGCGCCGCCAGCGGACCTAGTGTTAATCGTCGCTCGGTCTCCGTATCCACCGACAAAAGATGGAAAGACCAACAAGAGTGCGCGCATCGTGGAGGCGTTCAAAAAGGAAGTAGCCGAAGAGAACGGAGACCTCTTATTTGGCTGGCTTGCCTTAGCAAGCTGCGGGCGACGACTTATCGCATTGATGAGGGGCGAAATTGACGAGAATTGCGCCGACAACCACCTTGAAATCGTGTTTGACGTTGGCGAGGAAGACCGGCGGCACAGGCAGTTCCATGGCGAGCCGGCATCGACACTCAGCATTTCCAGAACGCTAAAGATCAGCGAGGGCTTGGTGAAACGGATACGCTCCCAGCCCGGCTATGAGGAGAAGATGGCGAAGGATCTTGCCAACTCATGGCTGCGCTTCCTTCCCCCCTTTGAAGTGATTGACCCGATTGACCCGATGATCGCCATGGACGAGGAGGCCCCCGATCCCGAGTCCGACAGCCTAGATATCGAGCGGCGAAGCTACGTCACCATCATCGCATCCGATGAGTGCGATGATGCACCACCGTTCGAAAGGCCGTCCTTCACCCACGGACGGAAGTGATCCGCCGCGTGCGGTTTGGATACTACGGCACTATGACCAGTACGAATACCTGGACGAGAAGCGCGACGCGCTGGAACGCTGGGCTGCCAAGGTGGCGAGCATCGTGACCCCGCCACCGGCCAACGTGGTGCAGCTCCGGCCGGAGGAAGCGGCATAGCGCGCCACCGTGACGCACGTGGGGAACCGCTTGTCGAACTGACCCGATATCATCGGGTCAGTACCCTGCCACCCGTTACGTAACACGGCGGCGCCTTGCCTTCGACCGGTCCGGCGTCTTGGTCAGGTTTTTGGGGCGCTGGACGGCCTCGGCTACACGAGCATTTGCCCACCGCTCGAACATGTCGGCAGCCGCCTTCTGTCCGGCTGCCTGCATAATCTCGACCATGTCCAGTGCCGTTAGGGGCTTCGCCTGGAACTCCTCCAGCAGCGCGGCCGAACCGTCCCATTCGTCGGCGTGCGCCTCCAGCAGCGTCATCCCGGCGGCCCGGTACTGGCCTTCCAGCAGCGGCCGGAGCGCTCGCAGTTCTTCCAACTCTTCCCGGTCAACAAGCACGGCGGCGCTGTCACCCGCGCGCCCGGCTTCCGCCTTCAGCCTTTCCCGATATCGCTTTTGTCGCTCCGCGTTGCTCATGCCCATGGGCCGCCTCCGTTACGTAACGGCTGCAACGTTACGCCGTTACGTAACGGAGGCAAGGGTTTTTCGCCTGCTTCCGAAAAACGCGGGGTGGGTCGGAAATCCGGCTGATTATCCTCGTGATGGTCAGTCCTCGCCCACAGGCGCGTGACGGAGAGACCATAGGAAGGCATGACCACCACGGTCATACCTTCGCCCGGCGGCGGACGAACGGAACATCAGTCCAATTTTGGACGCATGATCCCCTCGGCGCGCAACATTTTTGCTCCCCAAAACGGGGGAGCAATTTTCTTCCGCGCCCGTACACAGATGAATGGGAGTTGGCCGGGCCACCGGGGATTCCCGGTGACCTGCTCGCGCCCGCGCGTAGGAAAGCGCGTTGAATATCGGCGCAGGTTGCGCCTTTATTCTTCTTTGGTCTCGCGCCTGCGCGCGTGGCTTGGAGGAGAAGAAGGGGGGCGCAACTTGCGCCCCCCTGGCGGCCTTGGTCTCGCGCCCGCGCGCGTAGGAAAGCGGTCGGTGCTTATCTTCACCGACCCCGCCAGTTCCTCTTCTGCTCGTGCCCGCGCGTGGGTGCGGCTGACGGAGGCAAAAGGACTTTCGTGTCAACTTGACACGAAACCCGCCTGCGCGTCCGCCCGCACATGGACGAGAATCGGCCCAAGTTGGGCCGAAACCTTTTCGGCTGGTCGCGCCCGCACGCGCGTGGGCGAGAAGGGTATCAGTTCAGCTTACACCCTTGCCGGGCCGCGCGCCCCGTCAGCCGCTCGCGAAGTACGCGGCGGTAAGCGATATCGGTTATCCGCCTACTGCAAGAGCGCGCACCGGCCGGTGTTCACATAGACCGTCGCGCCCAGCGTGACGACCTCAACGAACTCGCCGGAGTCGGCCACCACCCGGAGAAACGCGCCTCGCCCAGGCAGTTCCGCCAGCGTATAGCCGGACCCGGCAGACACCCGCGCGCGCTCTGGTTCCGCACAGTCCGATCCGGCGCAGCGGCGGTAGGTGCCAGAATCGTTATCCAGCGTGACGGCCACGGTCGCGGCGATCGGCGTACAGCGGCCGGCGCGGCAGAACTGCGCGTCGGTGGCCGTGCACAGCCACGGCGCCGCCGACGCGGAGCCGGTCGCCGGGGTAAGCCATACGGCCAACGCCAGGGCGCCTATCGTTCGTGTGTGCATGCACGCCTCCACGGCCAGGACCACACCCGCCGAGTATGCGCGCCGCGCCGCACCTCGTCCAGATCACGGGCCGGATGACGGTTGATCACGTAGCCGCACCCCCGGCCCGCCCTCGCCTTGATAGGCGCCGGCCGGAATGAACTCCACGCCCGCAGCCTCAAGTTTCTCCCGAATGTCACGCAAGGTTCGCGGCTGCGGTGTGGTCTTGCCGTTCTCGAAGTCGGAAACGGTCTTGCGGGTCAGCCCGGTCGCAGCCGCGAGATCCTCGATTTTCCATCCAAGCACACCGCGGGCACCGCGGCACTGCGCCGGGGATAAAGTTACATCATGCATATTTCTACCTAAAACGGGTTGACGCGAATGTGTGAGAACTATACGTTATGGGTAGAACGCAACGCAAGGGAAAGCGCCACCTCGCCGCCATCGGCACGGCCAATGCTGGCACCGGCAGGAAGCGGAAGCTTTCCTTTGGCCGGTGACTTGAGGAGCGCAAGGAGAGGCCAGGATGTCGAACGCCAATACGCCCACGAAAATCGCCGAACTGTCGCTGAAGGGACTGAAGCCCGCCGCCGATTTGGGCGAGCGCCCGGAATTCCTCTGGATGCCGGTGGACTGGCTGTTTGTCGACGGCGTGTACCAGCGCGCCATGACCAGCGCGAAGTCTCGCGCGACGGTGCGTAAGATCGTTGAGCACTTCAGTTGGTCCAAGTTCACGCCCTTGGTCGTCACGGAGCTGAGCGACGGTTACGCCAGCGGCCGGTTCGTCGTCATCGACGGCCAGCACCGCGCCGCCGCCGCGATCCTCCACCCCGACATCAAGGAGGTTCCGGTTTGGGTGGTGGACGCCCCCGAGGTGCGCCAGCAGGCGCAGGCGTTCGTTGGCATTAACGGCGACCGCACGGGACTGACCACGCTGCAACTGTTCAAGGGGCAGGTGGCCGCCGGCGATCCCTACGCCGTGGCCGTACAGCGCGTGTGCGAGCAGGCCGGCATCACCATCGTGTTCAGCCTGAACAACGGCAGCCGAGAGCTTCCGCCCCGCCAGACGATGGCCGTGAGCACCATTCGCAAGATGCTGGTGAAGCACGGGGAAGGCACCGTTGCGGCGGCCCTGTCGGTGCTGGCCGAGGCGTACCACGACACCCCGAACCAGCTTCGCGGACAGGTCATCTCCGCCGTCACGACCCTGATGGTGGAGTACGCCGACCGCGTGGAACGTGACCGACTGGTCACCACCCTGCGCGCCAAGGACTGCGAAGACCTCATTGACGCCGCGCGGCAGGTGAAGCGCCTGGAGGGTGGCACCACGGAGGCCGGCTTGGTCCGCGCCATCGCCGCCGCCTACGACGCCGGGCTTACCCAATCGCGCCGCCTGCGGGTCGTTGCGCGGGCCGCCTGAACGAGACAGCGCCCGGCCGCAGCGAACGACCGGGCGCCATAACTGGCGGGTGGGAGGCTCGAACCACTGCCCGCCATCGACCCACAGGAAGTGAGCAACCCCATGCAGATCGAAGGCAAAGATAGCGCGCAGCCGGCCGACGGGCAAACCGGACTTGAGCGGCTTAGCGCGGAGTACATGCGTCTTGACCTTGCCGCGTTCAGGCGCAGCCATGCGCCGGACGGCAATTCGTCCCAAGCGGTGGCGGACGTCGACCGGCTGTTGGACGACTCGGGGGAGATCCACGAGCGCATGCTCAACACGCCCGCGCTCTCCCCCCGCGACATCGCCGCCAAGCTCGCCATCCCCTACATGGCTTTCGTCTGGATGATCGGCCGCCCCGAGTTGATCACGGACACCGGCGCGCCCGACCGGCTTGCGGACGGTTGCCTCCGCGACCTTTGGGACATCATGGAGGAAGCGCGCAGGATGGGTGCACACCACGGCACCGCCTCTGCGGATGACGCCGAACTCTGGCGCATCGTGCACGACCTGCGCGCCGTCGCCAGGGAAGGGAACTCCCACGGCGCGCCCTACCCCGCCTCCGCAGAGATCGAGGACGACATCAACGACCGCCGCGCGGCGCTGTTCGAGAAGCTGTTCGCCACCCCGGCGCAAACCGTGTTCGGCATCGCGGCGAAACTGCACGCCACCGTGTGGCCGTGGTACACGGAAAGGCACGACCAGCTTGATCCGCCGGACGAAGCCGACGACGAGCAGACGCGCCGCGTGTGGGAGATCATCACGGAGGCGGAGGCGCTGGGCCGCAGAGCGAAAGACGAGGCGTTCCAGTCGATGCTGTCGCGGATGACCGATGCGCAGCTTAACCGCATGCTCGATCACGTCGGCCGCACCCTCAACGACGACGCCGAACTGTTCGCCCTCTGGCGCGCCTACGAGAAGGCCCGCGACGAACTGAACGCCTACAAGGGAGAGAACGAGGAAGCCGACCGGCTCTGCGACATCTTCCGGAAAGCCGAAATGGCGTTCGTCACGGCGCCGGCCCACACCGTCGCTGGTGTCGCCCTCAAGTTCCAGTTCATCGCATGGGAGCGCTCCCAGGATCCGCACTTGATGGACGATCTCCCCGACGACATCGCAAGCGCGCTGACCACGGGCACCGATGCCATTGAACGGCTGGCCGCCTACGGCGCCGCCGGCCTGTCGGCCGAACAGACCAGCACCATTCCCGTGCTGGGCATGACCTTCCGGCAGGCCGCCGACCGGGTGCGCGACCAATTGGAATGGGTGGAGCGCAGCGCCAGCCAGGACCCGGACGACGCCGGCCCGGAGAAGGAGCAACGTGCGGCGACGGCCGATGAACGCCGACGCCTCAACGAGGCGATCATGACAACGCCCGCGCAGACCCTCGGTGACGTGCTGGTCAAGCTGGAGCGCTTGGCCTGCCCCTACACCGGCGCAGGGGTGTTCGAGATCGCGGAAAGCGACATCACGGCCATCACCGACGACCTGCGGAGGATCGCGGATCGCGGCGCACTGCCCGTCGCCGCCCCTGTCGTCGACTCGTTCGCCGACACCATCGCGGCGTTCGAGGCGGAACAGTCCGGCATGCTGTCCGTGCCGTTCGTCCCCACGCAGGTCATGGAGGACGCCGCCGTCAAGCTCGCCGGCATCACGCCCGCACAGTTCCGTTATGCCTACGCGGCGGCCCTGGAGGCGTGCAAGAAGGAGAAGGCGGCATGAGCACCGTTCTCCACCTCCCCGACCGGGGCGCCACCGTGCGCCCCGCCCATGTGCACGCGGAGATCGCACGCCAGCCGGCCCGCGTCATGCAGGACTGGCAGCGCGAGGTGGTGGCCGAATGCGGCCGGCACGCCACCCTCTGCCGGCCCGTCCTGGACTACCTGAAGCGCACCGGCCTGTTGAGCCGGTGCGTACTCCTTGCCGCCGAACCGGGCGGCCCGATGGTGTGGAAGTTCATCGGCCAGACCACCATCAAGCACATGGGCGCCGCGTGGGCACGCACGAACCTTGGTCGCGCGGCCGAGGCGGACGAGCGCACCGATTTCGGGAAGGTGCTGGCGGACAGCTACGCCGAGGCGATCGACTTCCGGGCGCCGGTGGTGAACCGCATCCAGGTTGCCGGCCTTCCGCAGCCGCTCGACTACACGCACAGCCTCTTGGGCTGGAGATCGGCCGACGGGACCCGCGCCGTGCTCAGTTGCGTGCATGCGTGAGCGGTTCCGCCCCCGGCCGAGCGCCGACGCGCAATCGCTTCCATGTCCAGGTAAACGCCCGGCCGGGTGAAGCGGATGAAGCGATAGGGCGGATAGTCGAAGCCCGATGCCGGGTTCAGATACCAGATCGTGGGCCGGTGTTCGAAGAAGCGCCGGCCGGCCTTCTCTTCCGACCACAGCGGCGCGATGTCGGGCGCCACCATCCCGGCCCATGAATGCGGGTTCCAGCGATCCCACGCAATCAGGCGGACCAGCCTGCCGACACGGTGGAACAGCCCGCGCCCGCGCATGCTGGGATGGGTCCAGCCGGCCGTGAGGTAGCAGACCCGGCCGCGCGTCTCGTGCGCCGCGTCGCTGGCACAGAAGCAGCGTTCCCCAGGCGCAGCATCCTCCGGCCGGTCGTAGAAGAACGACAGGTCGGACAGCCGGTCGCCGAAGCTGCGTTCCGAGCAGTCCATCAGCACGCCGCCCTGCGTCGCTACCACCTCGCCGTCAGCATCGACCGCCGCCAGCCAGAAGGCATCATCTCCGGCCGGTTGATGCATCAGCGGCAACCACGTGTCGACGTGACGGCGGTTCAGGTCCAGAAGGTCGTTCCAGTCGGTGGACAGCGCCACCGTGACGCCCTGTTCCAGCGCCGCCGCGCACAGGGCATCGCGGGCGGCCCGCAGCATCTCCACGTGCGGGCCGGTGATCGGCAGGGTTTCGACCAGGGCGCGGCCGGTCATCACACCCCCTCCCGCGCCATGCGGATGCGGTGCCACGCCATGCCGCCCATGGCAGCCACCAGCAGGAATACCACCACCGCCATGGTCACGTTACCGGGCAGCAGCCCAGACAGCACGTCGCGCAGTTCCTTCACCTCCTGCACCTGCTGCACCACCTCGCCCAGGCCCACCACGTCGGACCCCAGGCCCACCACGCCGCCGGCTCCGGCAAGGCCCGTCATCGCCGTCTTGAGCGTGCCCGAGGATACCAGCGGCTTGGCCACGGCAGACGCCTGGACGCGCTGCGGCATGGGCTGTTCTTTCAGCGCCGTCCGCCAGTCCTCCCCGCGAAACATTGCCGCTTCCGCATCGCGGCGCGCGACCAGACCGGGCAGCGCCTTCTTGACGCCATCGACGGTCGCATAGATCCACTTCCCGAACTCGCGGGCCGCGCCTTCATAGTCGCGCCTGTTCAGCTTCTTCAGCAGCGTGGAACCCTTCAGGCTGCCCGCGCCCAGGTTGAACACGAAGGACGCGAGCGCGCCGCGCTGCTCCGGGGTGAGCGGCACCTTCACCAGCTTGTCCACCTGCGCGGCAGCTTCGGTCAGGTCGCGCGACAGCATGATCTCGGCGTCCGCCTGAGAGACGCTGTCGCCCATCTCGACGCCGGCCGTGTGGCCGTAGCCGATCGTCGGTACCCCGGCCGGGCAGCGGTAAGCGGTGAGGTACAGGCCCTCGAAGTGCTTCACCAAGGCAACGGCAGATGGATGCATGCCATGCGGCTTCGGGACCTCGACGCGTGCGGTGGGCATGATGTGCCTCCTTTCGGGCAGTAAAAAACCCGCCGGAAATGGCGGGCGGATGGTGCGACGCTGGGGTGACGTGCCGGCTTCAGGCATCGGCCTTTCCTTTGCCCTTGGTCGGTAGAAATTGATCAATGGCCTTCCACACCACCGCCTCGACGAAGCCCGGCCCGAGGTAGGCGACGGTGACGATCACCGCCGTCGCCTGCCAGCCGCCGACCTGGAGGTATTCGGCGAGACCCTGCCCGGCCACACCGGTGCCGACGGCCACCGGCAGCTCCCAGACGAGTTGCACCGACCAGAAGCGGCGCCGGCCGGCCTGCACCTGCCGGCTGTGGTGCATGGCGCGGCCGACAAGCCCCCAGCCGGCGGCGACGAGGGCGCCGATGAGGGTTTCCCGCCACGGCGGCGGAATGTGGTCGAGAGGCATGAGCGGGGTCTCCTGGCGAGGCGCGCGGTTGGACAGACCGTGAACGGGCGTGTATCGTTGAGCCGTTGTTCACGCGGTGGTGGGGCGCTGATGACGTGGGCTCGGACAATCCACATGACGGTGGTGATGGCCGGCATCGGCCTCGCCCGGATGCTGGCCGCCTGGGCGTCCTGGATGTGGTTCGGCGGGCCGAACTGGGTGAACGCCTGGGCCTACATCGTGGGGGGCGTGGCGCTCGGGCTGATGATCGGCATGCCGTGGGATCTCGGCATCTGGCTCAGGGACCGCTGGCGGCGACCGCGGCGTCCGGCAAGCGGTCCCGTCCTCCTCCCGCCGCGTTGACGGCGCCAACCACGCCGGCGCCGGTCAGCAGGTGCGTGGTGATGGTCAACGCCTTCTCGCTGGTCGGGGACAGGAGCTGCAGCTTGCGCAGTTCCGGCAGCGCCTCGGGCGACAGCAGGGCCTCCGCCAGCTTCCGGCGCGCGGCCGGAGCCCGGAGCTCCACCCAGGCCTTGGCCAGCGCGTTGCCGCCCTCCAGCAGCGTGTTCGGGCTCGTCAGCTTGCCGATGATCCGCGCGCCGCGCTCCGTTCCTTCCGTCAGGGCCTGCATCCCCGCCATGTCGGTGGCGGTCTGCGACCCCTCCGGCAGCGAGCGGCCAGCCGCCTGAAGCACCTGCATCAGCCGTTCCATGCCGTTCAGCCGCTGCGGATCGCCGAGCGCCGCCTTCAGGATCTCGCGTTGCCGGTCGTCGCCCCACAGCGTCTTGTACAGCTTGCCGGGCACGTTGCCGGCCTGCCCGTTGGCGTTGATGGCCGTGGCGCCGGCCAGCTTGTCGGAGAGCCAGGCGTTCAGCCCGTTCGTCCACTCCGCCTCCTTGCCGGCGAAGACGAACGCCTTGCGGGCCTTCTCGACGTCGCCGGGGGCGATGCGGCTGGCGCTGAACACGGCATCGAGGAGTTGCGCGCGGTCCTGGCCGTTGAGGTTGGCGATCACCCCGACGCCGCCCTCCTTCAGCTTGTCGATCACCGGCGAGTAGTCGATGAAGACCTGCCGCCCCGCCTCGTATTCCGGGTGCGCGGCGCGCAGCACGCCGGTCAGTTCCTGCTGCGTCTCGGTCAGCCCCCGCAGCGCGCGGCGCTCCGCCGACGATCCCAGCGCCTCGATGTCGGCGATCATGTCGTCGATCGCCTCCTTCGCGGAGTGCAGGCGGCGGTAGTCGGTTTCCAACAGGGGCTTGGCGATCTGCTTGCCGGTCTGCGGGTCCGTGACGGTCTGCACGTCCAGCACCAGCATCTTGCGGACCTTCTCCATCGCCCGCGCCGCCGGGGAGTTCTGCGCCACCTGTCCCAGGCGGTCGCTCAACGAGCTGACGACGCCGGAGACGTCGGGTTCCACCCCGGAATTGAACGCCGCCTCGTAATGCGGGCTGGCGGCGTTGGTGCGCGTCAGGTAGGCCCCGCGGATCACCTCCTCACCGGCCTCCTTCAGGCGCCGCGTGGCGATCTCCGAGGGCGGCACGTCGCCCAGCTGCCGGCGGAAGGCGGCCGGCACCGCGCCGCTGTTGCGCGCGCCGATCACGTCGGCGAAGCGGTCGGCGGATTCGGGGAAGCGCCGCAGCGCGCGCTCCTTGTTCAGCAGGCTGGGCAGGCCGGTCAGCTCGCCCGCGGTCAGCGGGACACCTTCCGCGCGGGCCGCCTGCCGCAGGTCCTCCCACGCCGCCAGATTGGCCGGGTCGGTCGCCGCCGCCCTGTCCGGGGGGGCAACGCCCAGCCGGTTGCGGGTGAACAGCTTGCCGGCGCCCAACGCCAGTCCCTGCCCCACCGCACCGGCCGCGCCATGCCCGGCGGCGTTCACCAGGTCGACCCGGCTCAGCTCCTCGCCGGCGAGCGCGCGGTCGGCGAGCTGGCGGAGCACGTCCGTCGCCGCGGCGGCACCGGCGGCCGCCGGGATACTCCAGCCGGTCGGCCCGGCCGCCGCGCCAGCGACCCCGGCGGCGGCGCCCGGCAGGAGCGAGCCGGCCACCGACGCGGCCTGCTGGCCGACGCGGAAGAACGTGTCGACGGCGCCGTCTCCGGCCGCGATGGTCGGCACCTCCTTGACCAGCTGCCCCGTCGCCGTGTCGTAGAACACGACGTCGTCGTTGACGACGCCGTAGCGGTCGACCGGGATACCGCGCGCCGCGGCGAAGCGGCGGATCTGGTCCTGCCGGTCGGGCGCCAGCGACGCGCGCATGGTGGTGAGGAAGCCGGCGCCGCGGTTCAGGTCATCGACGATCGCCGGTCCGGCCGGCACCGGCGCCCCCGAGGGCGCCGCCCACAGTTCCTGATCGCTATAGAGCCGCTTCGGCTCCGGCGTGGCGGGCGCCTGCGGGGCCGGCTGCGGCGGCGGTTGTGCTGCCACCGGCGCCGGAGCGCCGCCGAACAGTTCCTCATCCGTCAGAAGGCGCGTCATCGCTGCAACTCCCAGCCGTTGCCCATCCATTTCGCCTTGCCGCGCGGCGTGTCGTAGACGTCACCGACGCGGCGCTGGTCCACCGGCGGCAGGCCGGCCGGCGCCGGGCCGCGCTTGCCGCCCTGGAGCAGGACGTAATCGGACTCGGACAGCGCCGGCCCGAGCTTCGCCAGGTCCTCCGCCACGCTGACCGGGTCGACGATGCCACCGTTGCGCTTGGCGTTGTCGCGGTACGCCTGCGCCACCTGCTTGTCGTAGCTGTCCAGGCGCCGCAGCATGTTCATGATCTGCTTGTTGCCCTCCAGCGTGGTCGTCAGGCTGGGCAGGGCCTCGCGGAGCATCAGGCGCTCGTTCTCGGTGATCTGCCCCTGCCCCTTCATGGTGCCGGCCGCCACCAGTTCCAGGCGCCGGCCGATGGCCTTGGCCAGCTCGCCCTGGTCCAGCGCGGAGTCGACCGGCACGCCCAGATCGCTCAGCACCTTGCCGAACTTCAGCCGGTATTCGGCCAGGGCGCCCGGCTTGAACTCGTTCAGCGCGGTTTCCAGCTGGTTGTACAGCATGGCGTTCTTGTCGGCCGCGCGGTCGGCCGCCTGTGCCCCGGCGAAGCCTTCGGCCGCGTCGGTGTACAGCTTCTCCGCTCCCTTCTTCTCACCGCTGACCTGGACGCTGACTTGCGGCCGGCCGGCGGCGCGGATGGATTGCTGGCCCTCGATGTAGCCGGGCAGCCACTCCGGCCCGTCGGGGCCCATGCGCATGCCGGACGGCGCGTCGAACATGCTCTTGGCGCGCGCCGCGGCGAAGGCGCCCGGATCGAGGCGGGCGATGGCCTGCTGGTCGGGCGGCAGGCTGGCGATCATCGCTTCCATCTGCTGGCGCTGGAGCGCCTTGGCCTGCGCGTCGGCGGCCTTCATGCCCAGCGCCTGTTCCTCGAGCTGGTCGCGGCGCTGCTGCCGCTTCCACTCCGCCTGCGCCATGATCGCCGGCAGGATGCCCTGCCCGCCCTTCGCCAGACCGTCGCCCAGGTTGCGCCCCTGCATCAGCCCGGAGCCGAGCGCCATCAGCATGGGCAGCCACATGTCGTTGCCGCCCATGCCGAACATGCCGGCCGCGCCGTCGGCGGCCGGGGCGGAGGGTGCCGGCGCGCCGGCGGGTTGGCCCGGCATCAGGGCGACCGGCGGGTACATGGAAGCGTCCATGGGCGAGGCTCCGTTCATCGTCTGGGGCGGGAGGGCGACGGTCCGCGACGTCGTCGGCGCGGTCGGTTCGCCGCCGGCAAGGTGTTTGGTGATGCGGCCGTACAGCGCGCGCGTCTGGTCCGGCATGTCGGCTTCGCCGCGCAGGTAGCGCTCGGCGTAGCCGGGCCCGGCGTTCCAGGCGAGCGTGTTGAGTTCCAGGTCCGGGCCGAACCGGTCGCGCAGCTCCTTGAGGTAGAGGCTGCCGGCCATGGTGTTGGCCGCCGGGTCGGTGATATCGCCCGTCACCAGATCCGGGTGGCGCGCCCGCACCTCGGCGAAGGTGTCGGGGCTCATCTGCATCGGCCCCTGCGCCCGCCAGCCATGCCGGGTCGTCGGGCCGGCGACGTTGCGCCCGTTGCTCTCGCCCAGCATGAAGGCGCGGATCAGCAGCGGCGTCAGGCCCGTGGCCTGGGCACCGGCGGTCACGTACGGTTCGTAGAGCATGGCCGCCCTACCTCCGGCGCCGCATCGGCGGGGTCAGCGACATGAGCGTGGCGAGCGGCTGGCCACCGCCCAGATTGATCAGCGGCGCCGTGGGCGGCGGCGGGGGCGCCTCGCCGTTGCCCTTGCTGAACAGGCTCATGGCCAGCGGCAGCAGGGCCATCATGGCGTTGCCGCCCGCCGCGGCACCGCCACCGTTCGGCCCGCCCCAGCCGACGGCGTCGGCCATCGTGTCCAGGCCCGTGGGCACCCCGCCGGCCGCGACCGCCGACGCCGAGTTGACCGCGTTCCCCTGCGGCCCCAGCGCGTCGACCGTGCGCAATCCCACATCGCGCGCGGCACCGCCGCCCATCTCCGGGTTGGGCGCCATGCCCATCGGCATGCGCGGCCCCATGCCGAGCTGCGCTTCGAGGAGCGCCTGCGCCTCCTCGGGCGAGCGCACGAGATCCCCGTAGCCCTGCTGCCCGAGCCACGCGAGCGGGTTGAACATGCGGCTTGGCGACGCCGCGGCCGTGGCCGGCTGCCCCTGCCGCATCAGCCAGGGAAGGTATCCGAAGGACATCACGCCTCCTCGCTGTTGAGCACCATGCCGTAATCGACGGCCTTGAAGCCGGACACCTCGAACACGGCGTCGGGCATGACGCGCTCCACCTCGTCGGCCATGAACCCGGTCCGCAGCGGCGCGTCGGCCGCGTCCCACAGGTAGCGGAAGCGGTAGACGGGGAGGTCGTGCGAGCCGGTGCCGGCGGGCGTGATGTCCGTCTTCAGGCGACGATCGGAGAAGGCGACGGCGGCGGCCATCATCGCCGAGCCGAGAAGCTGCCCGGTCGAGTCTTGGCCCGGACCGGTGCTGGTCGTCGTGCTGCCGGTCGGCCCCTGCAACATGCTCTGGCGCAGGTTCAGCATGTCGATGGGGTACTGGAACTGCCGCAGGAAGTCCTGGTAGGCCAGATCCACGTTGCTCTGGTCCATCTGCTGCTGCTGGCCGCCGATGCCCAGCAGGAGGTTCACGTTGTTGCTGTCGCGCTGCTGGCGGGCCAGCGCCGACTGCGCCATCTGTCCGGCCGCGCCCAGGCGCAGTTGCGCGCCCTGGAGGCCGGCCGACTGGTTGGACAGGTCCGCCTTCATCCGGTTGTCGATGTCGCGGAACGCGTTCTGCGTGGCATCGTTGTAGCCCTGGTACCGCAGGCCCGCCGCGGTGCGCGCCGCCGCGTCCAGCATGCCCCGGTTGGTCTCCGCCTGCGCCAGCCCCATGCGGGCGCCGCCATAGGCGCCTTGCGTCGATGCCTGCGACTGCACGGAGCGCAGCGCCATCTGGTTGGCGCGGTCCAGGTCGTTCAGCGACGTGTCGACCACGTTGCTGATGTACGGGTTCATGTAGACGCTCAGGTCGGTGTCCTTGAGCTGCCCGGCGCTCACCATGGAGGGCTGGAACTGCGCCACGCCCGACGCCACGCCGTGTCCCATGCCGAGCTGCGGCCCGCCCGCCATCACGCGGGCCAGGGAAAAGCCGGACTCCTGGTCCGGGGTGAACTCGGCGATGCGCTGTTCGGTGTACGGCACGTAGGGCCGGTTGCCGAGCACGTTCCCGATGTTGATGTTCTCCTTCTGCGCCGCCACGATGTGGGGCGGCAGCTCGGTTGAGGAAGTCGACGTCTGTTCACCGCCGCCCATGGCAGGTTCTCCTCTGTGTTACAGGGCGCGCCACATGAAGACGCGCGTGTCGGCGTAGCCGAGCCGGCGCAGCGCGCGCGCCCAACCCTCCCGGCCAAACCCTTCGATGCGTTGGCAGCCGTTCGCCCGGCCGAAGTCGGCGACATGGCGTTCCAGCGCCAGCATCTCGCCCAGGGCGGCGTTCGCCTCGCCACCGCCGGCGAACACGCGCACCGCCTTGAGGCGCGGGTACGTGACGATCTCCGTGACCAGCACCGACCGTTCACCCGGCCAGAACTGCATGCGGCCGGCGAGCACGGCGTTCAGCACGTCATCGACCGTGTGCGTGCCGCCGCCACGAGCCAGCGCCGCGGCCAGCCAGGGCTGACAGCGCGCCCACTCCGCGATGAAGGGCGTCATGCCGGGACGATCGCCGGCGGGGTGGTGGTGACGTCGACGCGGTGCGTGGCCGCGTCGCCCTCGCCCTCCGCAACGCCGAAGCCGTAGGTGTTGCCGGGCGGGAAGTGCTCGGGCGCGCAGTGCCCGCGCCCCACGATCTCCCCCGTGCCTTTGTCGTAGAAGACGAATTTCTTCATCGCTTCAGCTCCACGACGCTGATGTACTTGTAAAACGCGTCCGACACGGTGTACGGCGAGGTGGTCGCCTGGAGATAGACACGGTACGCGTACGTTCCGGCTGGCGGCGTGTCGATGATCGTCAGGCTGACGGACCTGTTGTCGCCTGCGGTGTCTTGGGCCGTGTTCGCCACAAGGGCGCTCGGCCCGACGAGGTTCGTTTCCGACGATCCGTTGTACCGCGCAAGGCGCAGAAAGTGGCCGATCTGCGAGCCGGCATCGGCCTGGAGCGACGCCACGTAGCCGACGCTGACCATCACCGGGCCGCCGACGGTGGTCAGGCTGGTATCCATCACCAGCCCCTCCGTCGTGGTGATCGCGTTCCCGGTCGCGACGTACCCCTGAGCGGTTTGCGTGATCGCGTTCGACGCGACCTTGCCCGTGGTGATTGACCCGGCGGCGATGCGGTCGGCCACCAGCGTACCGGTGGTGATGCTGTCGGCGCTGAGGTTGATCACGGTGATCAGAGCGGCGTTCAGCGTGCCGGCGGTGATCTTGTCGGCCGCAAGGTCGGCGATCTTGGCGTTCGTCACCGCCAGATCCTCGATTTGCGCCGATCCGATGGCGGCGTTCGCGATGTTCGCGCGGTTGACCCTCAGGTTGTTGATGCGGGCCTCGACCGCCTCCAGGTCGCCGGCCAGCAGCGACAGGGTGACGATGTCCCCGGCGATGAGCTTGGGCGTGCATGTCACCACCTGGTTCTGATCGAGTTTCGCCAGTTCGACGGCCGCATCGACGAGGTGCTGCGTGTCGATCTGCACGACGTTCGGGGCGATCGGCAGCGAGCCGTCGGCGGCGTAGGCGTAGAGGCCACGACCGGAGAAGATGACCCGGCCCGAGGTGTCGTAGACGTCGGGCACCCCGGCCGCGCCGCCACCACCGCCGGCCACCTGATCAAGCCACGGCCCGAGCCGGTCGAGGTAGGCCTCGGCGCTCTCGCTGTAGCCGCGGACTGGCCGGGGTGGCGCGCCGCGCTGGTTGAACATCAGATCCGCCCCCCCTGGCTGCCGTAGAGGTCGAAGCCGGACATGGCGAAGTCCCCGCCCACGGCGTTGGAGCGGATTTCCACCGTGATGAAGCGGCCGGACCGGCGCAGGTTGATCAGTTCGAACCCGTCGTCGACATCCTTGTAGGCGGTCCAGCCGATCGCGTCGTCCAGGTGCTTCTGCCCGCCCAGGCGCACCTGCACGGTGCCGGCGGCCCGGCGCATCTGGAGCGCCACGTCGGCGATGTAGGTCCAGGTCCGCGCGTCACCCGCCGCGAACGGCTTGCTGCGCACCCAGGCGTCCAGGGCCGCGGTGCCGGCGTCCACCCCTTCGTTGTGCGCGTGGATCTTGCCGTCCGTGCCGGCGGCGAACGGCTGGTCGAACACGCCGAGCTGGGGGACCCAGCACGTCCGGCCGAAGGTGTAGACGCTCCATGCCCCCGTGGGGATCCGGTACGCGACGGTTACCGTGTTCTCGCCGGTGCCGCTGGTCGGGATCGACCACAGGACGCTTTCCGTCGCCGCATCGTAGGTGGCCGCCACCTTGGAGAGTTGCGAGGCGTCCGCCGTGTCCTTGATGTACTGCCGCAGGGCCAACGTGTCGATGTACTGGAACTGCACGCCGTCCGTCTGCCAGATGCCGTTCGGGCCGAAGCCGTAGAGGATCCGGTTGGCCGCGACCACGGCCATCTTGCCGACGGCCCCGATCCCTTCCAGCGCCGGGCGATAGGGGAAGTAGAACGGCGCTCCGGTGTACTGCACCAGGAACAACTGGTTCTTGCCCAGGACCGCGATTTGCTCGCCGAACAGCACCGCCGCCTTGATGTCTCCGTCCATGTCGCGGATGGGCTGGTTGCCGGCGGCGTTCGTGCTTTCCGGCGTCCAGGTCTCCGGGTTGTCCTCGTCGCTCCATTCGTACCAGCTCGCGCCGTTCGAGGTGTTGAAGGCCAGGATGTGCGGCCCCCGGCGCAGCAGGATTTCCGCCGTGGTGAACGTGACGCCGCCCAGCGCCGTGAAGCTGCCGGTGGCCTTCCAGATCTGCGGCACGTCCTTGCCGTTGCTGGCAAGCATCCAGTTGCCGAAGCGGGTGAACGACCAGGACGACGCCGGGTGCGTGCTGGCCTCGTCCTCGTAGCCGGTGAAGCCCGAGCCCACCTCGCTCTCGACGCCGGCCGCCCACTGATACAGCTTGGACTGGTCGCCGTAGAACAGCCGCTGAACGGCCGCCTCGTCCTGCAATGCGTCCATGCCCCGGATGACGCCGGCCGCGGCGCTGGTCAGCACGGACGCCCAACCGGGGATCTTCTCCGGTCCGCCGTCGCGGAACAGCACGTTCTGCCCGTCCCGCCACAGCGGCGTGTCGAGCGGGTGCACGCCCTTGAACAGGCCGCTCTCCGTCTCGCGGCCGGCACGGATGCTGATGATGGGCGCGGCCATGGCGTGTCAGCCCGCCGGGGCTTCGAGCGCGTCCCGCTCGGCAAGGGCCGCATCGCGATCATGACCGGCCGGGCGCGCGGCGATCTGCTCGCGCAAGAGCGCCGTGGCGGCGCGCTCCTGATGGAGTTCGACAGACAGTTCCAGCGTGCGCCGGACGTGTGCGGCGACCATGGCGACGGCTTCTTCGATTACGGGGTTCATTGGATCACCATGTCGAGGTGCGGCAGGGGATGTAGACGACCGTTCCGCCGGCCAGGAGCGTCAGCACCCGGTCGGCGGTGAAGCTGCCCGGCGTGCCGGCGGCGGCGCTGGCGTAGGACACGCCGAACACGCCCGAGCCCTTCGGGCTGGCGATCATGTTGATGTCCGTATCGACGCCCCGGACGCGCAGCTCGGGCGACACGCCCATGTTCTGCGGCGCCAGCTCGAAATAATTCGAGGCACCGGTGGCCGGGGTGGGCAGGACGTTCAACAGCGTGCTGCCGCCGGTCCACCCGAAGAAGGTGTGGCCGCCGCCGCCTTTGCTTTCGTAGGCCACGCCGATGTGGGTGGCCGCGCCGGCTGGAGACAGCTTGGGGTTGGCCGAGGCGTCGCCCTGCGTGATGTCCAGCCAGCTCGTCGGCGTCGTCTTGGGCTGCACCCGAAACGCCGTGCTGGCGCCGCCATGCGTGGTGATCTGGAACCCCGCCACGCCCTTCAGGCGCATCTCGCGCCCAATGTTCGCGTCGGTGCCCGTCATGTCCGTGCGCGGCGAGGTGCCGGCGACGGCCGGCATCTCCAGCGCGTAATTCACGGCATTGGTGACGTTGCCGATCTGGTAGAGCGGCTGCCCGGCCGCGCCGGCAAAGATGTGGTCCGTGTGGCAGGCGGTCTTGTTGTCCCGTTGCCAGCGCATGAGGTTGGTGCCCATCCCCGAGGCGTCGGTGAAGTTGTTCGCATGCAGGTTCGCCACGACGCTGATGCAATCGTCCACCAGCGTGCGGGTCACGTTGACGCCCAGGTACACCGCATGGTCGTCGCAGTTGCCGAAGCGGGTGCCGAGGATCAGGTTGTCTCCCGACGACACCGTGCCGTTGGTGATGCTGACGCCGGTCCGCGTCGTTCCGGCCCCGCCGCCTTCGACGTAGCCGCCAAACATCCGAAGACCGGACAGGCCGATGCCATTGACGCCGTACCACGTCGAGGCCGGCACACCGTCGGAGGGCGTGTACTTCTGGAAATCGGGGTTGGTGAGGTAGACCTCCTTGACGCCGTCCAGCTCGACGGCGGCGTGCACGGCGTTCATGTGGGTGGCGTCGACCCACAGGCTGAAGCCCCGGTAGCCGTTGTGGACCGGGTTGTCCACGTCGCTGGGGTCGTTCCAGATCCCGTACCCGACGCCGACGCCGGTGTTGCTGTGGAAGGAGCAGCCCTCCCAGTACCCGGACAGCTTCAGGAACGTGCCGACGTAGTGCGCGCGGTTGCCGTGCACCTTGGTGTCCATGCACCAGCCGAGGAACTCGATGAACGCGCCGTCGGTCATCTCGGCCAGCGTGGTGTAAGGACGCCCGAACATCAGGTTGTCCCGCACCTCGGCGTTCCAGCAGTTCTCCAGGCGCACGCCGTTCGTGTAGCTGTAGGCGCCGCCGTCGAACTGGGCGGGCGCCGAGGTGAAGGTGCAGACGCGCACGGTCGCGGTGCGGAACCCGAAGCTGGCCGCAGCCGGATACGCGATGTCGAGGGCACGGGCGCACGGCGCCGCCGGGTTCGCCGCCGTGAACTCGATGCCCTCGATGATCGTCTCGTGCAGCAGGCTCGTCTGCGTGATGGTGATGCCGGTACCGGTGTGCGTCTGCGAGAGGTTGGTGACGCCCGTGCCATCGCCGATCAGCGCGAAGGGCTTGCCCCCGAGCGAAACGGCGGTGGCGAGCTTGTAGCTGCCGCGACGCAGACGCAGCGCGCCGCCAGCGGCGGGCAGTGCGGCGTACGCGGCCTCCAGGGCGGAAGCCACGTCATTGGTTCCCGTCGCGTCCGCGCCGAAGTCTTCCAGTTCCAGCACCACGCCGAACCGCTGGGCCACGCTTCGAGCCGCCGTGCCCCCCGTCGCGGTCACCGTCACCGCCGAGCCGTCGCCGTTCGTCGCCAGCGCGCCGAGCGTGGAGCGGGCGGCGGCGGCGTCTGCATCGTCGATGAGCGTCAGGCCGAACGCGGACACCGCCGAGGCGTCCAGCTTGCCGGCCTGCAACGCCTCGACATCCGTCTTCGCATTCCCGAGCTGCGTTTTGATCGCGCTGAAGTTGTCGCGGACGCTCGCCGTGGTGGCCGCCGTGGCGCTGGGCTTGGTCGCGTCGATGCCGCTGGTATCGATCGTGCTGGCCATCACTCAACCTCGGTCCAGGTGGTGGTTACGGGGGTGGGATCCCAGAGGGTATGCCCGACGTTGCCGTCCGTCTCGGCGTCCCACGCGGTCTCCCCGCCATCCCAGTCCGTGCCGGGCACGGCGTCCGTCGTCTCTTCCCACACCGCGCCCATCACGCGCCCCCCGCGATGTCGGGTGCGGTGTTGCCCCGCCGCATGAGTTCCACAAGGCTGTCGAAGCTCGGCGCGGCGGTCTGCCGCGGCTGGCCCGCCTGCTGCCCGGCGATGATCGACGCCAAGCCGTAGGGCTGCCCGCCGAACCCGCCGAACCACGCGTGCTCCCCGCCGAACCCGTAGCGCTTGACGTCGCGCGGCTGCCCGGCCGGCATGCCGGCCGCCGCGGTGGCGCTGCCGGTGTACGGCGCCATCCCCGGCCAGGACGGTTGCGGCGCCGGCGTCGCGGGCGCGGCCGGAGACGGCGCCGTCGGCATCGCGGGCATGTCCGCCGCGCTCGGCATGCCCTCCAGTTGCCCTTGTCCTTGCAGGGCGGCGAGCAGGGGCGCGAGCTGCGCCCAGTCGATGGGGCCGTACATGGTGGTTCCTCAAAAGGCGGTGGGGCGAAGGCGACCGGTGGAGACCCGCGCGAGCGTGTCGCCGGTCAGGTCCTCGAGGATCTGCCGCGCCGCCGTCTCCATCGCGGCGGCCATTTCCAGGTCGCGCAGTTCCGAGCCGTACAGGTCGGCCAGCGCGCGGAAGCAGATCAGGTCCTGCGCGTCGTCGGTCCAGGCGTTGCCGTCGCTGTCGGACGCCAGGGCCGGCAGCCGTTTCACATAGGCGATGGCCAGCGTGTAGACGCCATCCGGGATCGGGTAGAGCCGGAGCTGGCCGGCGAACACGGCGTAGTCCGACGGCTCGCCGCGGTGCGACGGTTGCGACGACACGCCGTCCATCCAGGCGTAGTCGCGTGGCGTCAGCGGCTCCGTTCGGTCCCCGTCGGCAAGCTTCAGGACGTCGATCTCGATCAGGTTGGACGGCAGGTCGTAGTACTCGGTCCCGGCCGCCGTGATGGTGGTGGCCCGCGCCTCGTTGAAGGTGAAGCGCCGGCGCTGGTAGTGCCTGATCGCCGCCTGGATGGCGTCGGCGATCTCGTCCGTCATGTCGTCGCGCGAAAGCTTGCGCGCGATGCGCGCCTTCAGTTGCCCGAGGGTGGACATGGTCAGGCTCTCGGCTTGCGGCTGGGCCGTTCGGGCTTGGCGGGCGGCGCGGCTTCGTCGGGAACGGCGGGCGGCGGAGGCGCGGGCGGGTCGGGCGCCCGGACGGCAGCGGGCTTTTCGGCCCGTTGCGCCCAGATCGCTCGCCGGCGGCAGGGACGGTCATTCATCGGCCGGCATCTCCGTGGGATCGAAAGGGCGGCCATAGCCGTAGAGGACGCGCCCGCCGGCGGTGCCGAGCAGGGCGGTGGTGTGCGGCAGCGTGAGGCGCATGCCGCGCGCCGCGGCGAGCCCGAGCAGGAACTCGACGTTGGCGCGCCCCTCCTCGTAGCGGCCATCGGCCAGGGCGAAGTCGCAGCCGTACAGCTCCAGGCGCTCCACCTTGAGCAGCATGGCGAGCCCGATCGCGTAGGCCACCGACGAGCGGAAGTACGCCGTGCCGGTCGCCCGCACGACGTCGTGCAGCGGGTAGGCCACGGCGCCGGGCGCCCGCTCGTCCGGGGCGGGCACGTAGACCGGGCCGGGATGGCGGGGGAGCCACGTGGCGAAGCCGGGGGACAGCGGATGCGACGGGGCGAGCGAGTGCTCCACCCCGTCCATCATGAACACCCGATCCGCCTGGATCAGGTCGGCCATGCCGTTGACCGTCCACACCTCGTCCGCCACCAGCCGGCGCCCGCCGACGGCGTTGCAGGCGTTGAGCCACGACAGCGCCGACGGGCCGGCGGCGACGATGGCGACGGAACGGGGGGCGTCGGTCATCACGGCGCCTGGTACTGCACCATCACCTCGACGGTGCCGCTCGCGGTGGTGTCGAGGGCCGCGGTGGCGACGGTGAACTGCACGGTCGTCACGTGGTCGGTGTTGACGGCCGGCGGGGCGATGTTCATCCGCTTGGAGCCGGCGGCGTCGGCGTTCAGCGCGTCGGTCAGGTTGATCGTCGTGCTGTCCTGCTTGGCCTGGAGCTGGACGGTGGCGGTGCCGGTGGTGGCGGACACGTCGCCCGACACGCGGATGGAGGCGTCCACGAGGCGGACGCCCTTGGGCAGGTCGAAGCACTCCACCGTGTCGCTGGCGGCGATGCCGCCCGACGCGGTCGTCGCCGAGATGGCGACGGTGTGGATGACGGGCGTGATGCCGACGCCGAGGTCGGGCACCTCGGCGTCGCGGATCTTGGCGCGGGTGTGTGCGGTCATCGGTCAGCCCTCCGCTCAGCTGTGCTTGGCCGCGTACGTCGACACCACGATCGTGCCGAAGTCGCGGTCGTTGAACCGGGTCTTCTTCAGGCCGGCGATCATCCCGGCGGCGACGCCGAGCTGGTTGCCGTAGTCGAAGAGTTCTTCCGTCCAGTCCATCTTGTTCAGGCTGCCACCCTGGCCGAACGCCATGGCCGCCGCCTGCGCGCCGCACAGCACGGCCCGGCGCACGGTGTCGATCGCCGCCCCGGTGGACGAGTGCACGCCCTTCGGCACGCGGTTGGCCTTGTGCAGGATGACGCCGTTGTATTCGCCCAGAGCGCCGGTGTAGATCGGGTTTTTCGACACCTGCCCGCCGGCCATGGCCGCCTTCTGGATGTCCAGCCACTGCCCGGTCGACGTGGTCGTGCGCAGGTCGGTGACCTGGTAGTCGTGCAGGAACATGACGTACTTGTCCTCGCCGTCCATGCGCAGCGGGCGCAGCGGAACGAGGCCTTCGGCCGTCTCGTGGTCCAGCGTGTTGGCCAGCTCCACCGCCTTGTCGATCAGGGAGAGGGAGAAGAGGTCGGTGTCCGCCAGATCCTCGTCGGCGGCGTTGCCGGTGCCGGCGAAGATGCGGTGGTAGGCGTCGGGCGCGACGACCGCCTGATTGCCGGTGAACAGCGTGCGGGTTTCCGCCGTGTAGCCGGCCAGCTGGTTGAAGAACCACACGTCCAGGCGCTCGGCGAACCAGTCCTTCAGGCCCTCCTTGGCCTCGTCGCGCACGTTGAAGGGCACGCGCTGCTCGCTCATCTTGCCCTTGGAGCGCACCGCGTGGCGCATCTGGTCGATGATGACGTTGTCGTCGTAGGTGGTCAGCGCCTCCTCGTTGCCCTCCAGCGTGGCGTCGCCCTGGACGCCGGCGCCGCGCAGCCGCGCGCGCAGGCCGAACGTGACCTTGTCGCCGGAGTCCTTCGACGTCTCCGACTTGATCTGCACGATGGAGTTGGCCGACGTGCCGATGAACTTGCTGAACCAGGTGGCCTTGATCGCCTCGCTCATCAGCTTGCGCGACCAGAGCTTGACCGCCAGGGGGTGGTTCACCCCATAGGACGTGCCTGCCATGGGAAATACTCCGGGAATGTGGGATCGGGTGCCCCGTTCCGGGGGCAGCGGTCCGCCCGTGCGCTGGCGAGAGAGCGATCAGCCGGATAACGCCCCGGCGGAGGGCGAACGGGGCGTTCAGGGCCGCCCCGGTGCCCGGTGGGTACGGCTGTCAGCCGCCCATGGCCTTGCGGAATTGCTCCGGCGACAGCTTCTCGAACTCATCATCCGACATGCCGGCCAGCACCTCCGCCGTCAGCTCGGCGGGCGGAGCGCCGCCCGAACCGGAGGACAGCGAGCGTGCCGCCGCGGCCGTCCGCTGAAGGGCTTCGATCTTCTCGGCGGGGTTCGCCGCCGTCTGAGCCGGCGCGGCCGGGGCCGCCTTCTGGTAGCCGAGCGCCTTCGCCAGCTCGTAGGCCCGCGCCGCCGGGTTCTCGCCGGCCTGGAGCGCACCCGCCGACAACGCGCGCGCCTCGTTCGCGAGGATCGCCGCGCGTTGCCCCGGATCGGTGACGCCGAAGAGCTGCAGTTGCCGGTCGCGCGCCTCCACCATGAACTTCATGGCGTCGCCGTAGTCCGGCGTCGTCTGCACGAACTGCGCTTCCAGGTTGCCGACGTGGCCCATGAATCGCTGCTGCATCGCCTCTTCGGCCTGCCGCTGCTCGAAGGCCTGCACACGTTCGGCCGTCGCCTTCAAGACGGCGATCGGGTCGTCATCCACCGTCGGAGCCGGGGGCGCCTCGGCTGGCTTCGGGCCGCCGAGCTGCGCCTTCAGCTCCTCGAACTGGCGCTGGAGGTCCTGCCGGTGGCGCCGCTCCTCCTGGAGGGCGGCCAGCGGCACGTACTTGCGCTCGTCCCCGCCCTGGTCGGCGGGCGCGGCGGGCGGTTCGGCCGGGGCCGCGGGGTCCGCCGGCGGTGCGGCCGGGGTGGCTGGCTCCGGCGGCGGTTCGGCCGGGCCCGTCTCGCCCCGGCTCTCGAAATACTGCGTCTCCTCCGCGCTCGGGGCACCGAGCACGTCGTCCAGTTCTCCGTCCATGGTGTGCTTCCTCTACCGGGATGCGGCCCGGTTCCGGACCCGCGGCACGCCCGCGGGCAGCGTCACGCCGGGAAGTCCGGCGGCATGGGTTGGGGCGCTTGCGCCGCCGGCGGTGCCAGCGCGTCGGCGGTGGCGCGGACCATGTCGAGTTGCGCGCCCGCCGTGGTGGCCTGCGCCTTGGCGACGTTGAGCATCGCGGCGGAGCGCTTCTGCTCCGTGTCCGCCTCGACGCGCCGCGCCTGCGCCTGCGCGGCCGGGCTCGGCGGCTTCGGCTGCGTCATGCTGACGAGCATCTGCTTCCACTTCGCCGCCAGCGAGGCGGGGATCGGCGCGTAGTCCACCACCTCCGGCGGGATGGGGATGCCGGCCGGCAGCAGCATGGGCAGCAACTGCATCAGCACCGTGAAAGCCTGTTCCTTCTGGTTCGGGCTGGTCGGCGCGTCGTCCACGATCACGTCGAAGCGCACCGTGTCCGGCATCCGCACCAGCGGCAGGTAGCGTTCGGCGCCGTCGCCGCCGGTGATGCGGATCAGCCGGCCGTCCGACAGGTACTGCGTGATCATGTGCAGCAGCAGCCGGCCCTGTTCCTTGCGGTACCGGCGCAGGCTGTTGAACATGCCGGCCAGCACCGTCAGCGCCGCCTTGCTGCGCTGCTGCTCCAGGATGCCCGGCTGGTCCCGGTCGGCCATGCCCAGCAGTTCGAGGTTCACGCCCGAGACGTCGCGGATGCTGCTGACCGCGAAGGTCATCAGGTCGACGATGCCCTGCGGATACTGCGTCGCCGCCTTCTCCCTGATCTTGTCCAGCCCGCCGTGGTTCAGCAGCGTGATCGCGTCGGGGCGCGACCATTCGGCTTCCGCCTTGCGCGGGTTCACGAAGGCGTCCTTTTCCGCCAGCAACCCGCCCTTCGAGTTCGAGTTGATGATGTGCATAGTCTGGGACAGCCACTTGTTGGCCCAGCGCTGCGGGTCCTTCATGCCCCGCACCAGCCCGTACCACGTGCCGTTGTTGCGGTCCCGCTTGCCGGTGATCGCACGGTAGGAGAACGAGTGCGGGCACGGCGCCTCGCCTTCGTGCAGCACCGTCTTACCGCAGACGTAGGCCTCGTGGACGTAGCGGCGCGGCCGGCGCACCGAGCGGACCGGAAGCCCGAGTTGTCCAGCGCGCTTGGCGAACACCTGGTACTGCGCGTCCTCCAGTTCGGTCAGCTGCCCGGACATCGGATCGACCAGCGTCCACACGACCTTGGCGCGGAACACCTGGTAGTGCGCCACCGTCCAGTGTTCGAGGTCGGCGCCGCGGTCCGGGCGCTGGTCGTTGCGGTAGAACCGCGCCTCGTCCGCGTCGTGCGGCTCGTCCTCCGCCTCGTGGTAGCCGGTCCAGGGCGCGGCGTCGCTGGTGATCTCGGCCGCCGTCTCCGGCCACGTGTCGCGGACGAACTGGCGCTCCACCTTGCGCACCCGCATCACCCGCTTGGCGTCGGCGAGGTTGGCCTGCCGCGCCGTCGGGTCGGGCACCATCTCCAGCGGGTCGGCACGGCGGACCAGGATCGTCCCGTCCGGGTCCTCCACCATGTCGAGGTAGGTCTCGGTCCAGCCCATGCCGCAGATCACCGCGTCGATGAAGGCGTCCGACTCCTCGTCCTCGGCGTCGCACTCGTCCCGCACCCACTTCGCCGCGCCGGTCAGCAGCTCGTTGACCTGGACGTCGCCCATCTCGCGCGGGATGTAGCGGACCTCCTGGCGGTTGTTCACCTCCGAGCCGGTGACGCTGTCGATGACCGGGCCGATGCGGTTGAAGGTGACGACCGGGCGCAGTTGCTCCGCCAGCGCCGCGCGGTCGTCCTCAGACCATTGCGAGCCGGCGACGAAATCGTAGTCCTCGCGCGCCTTCACACGCCACTTGGCAAAGTGGTCCCGGCTGGCGCGGAAGAAGGCTTCCGCCTCCTCCACGATGTCCGGTTTCAGCTCGGCGTCGTCGGTCATGTCGCCATCCACGATTTGCCCCGGCGCTTCCGGCCGTAGCGCTGCTGGTCGTCATCGTCGTCCCGGTCCGGCTCGGTCAGCGCCAGCGCCATGTAGCGGAAGGCGTCGGCGCCGTGGCTGGCCCAGTCGTGCAAGGGCTGGCTGCTGAACTGGCCCGTCTCCGGGTCCACCTCGTAGCGGTAATGCCGCAGGGCCTGGAGGCCGTCGGCGCACTTCTCGGCGTCGAACCAGCACCGGTTGAAGATCGTGCGGGCCGCGTTGATGCCGTTGGCCACCGACAGCTTCGGCACGATCCGCACGGTCCGGCCGGCGGCCCGCGCCTGCTGTTCGATGGTGCGCTCGCTGGCCAGCAGCTCGTTCTGGGCGTCGTGCGGCAACCAGTCGTCGCCGTAGACGTACGGCCGGTCGCGCAGCTCCTTGAGGTAGTGCCCCAGCGCCTCGCCGCGGTTCTCGTAGTAGTCGATCACGCGGAACTCGAACCCGACGACCTGCGCGAACCAGATCGCCGTCATGTCCGCCCGGCCCAGGTCCCAGAAGGTGTGCACCGGCTTGCCGGCGTCGTAGGGCACGCTGGTGAAGCGCCCTTCCGAGGTGGCTTTGCGGATCTCCTTGGCGTAGATCGCGCCGTCGAGGACCTGCTTGCAGTGACCTTCCCAGACCGTCAGGTAGGCGTCCGGGTCGTTCTCCTTCAGCGTCTCCATTTCCTGGCGCAGAACGTCCGGGAACCACGGATTGTCCGACCAGTTCACCTTGACGACGATGGAGTCCGGCGGCGGCTTGGTCACAAAGCGCCGATAGGTTTCGTCGCTCTCCAGTTCCGGGTTGAAGCTCACCCAGATCTCCGAGCCCGGCTTGCGGATCGTCGGGATCAGTGTCGCCCAGGAGGACTTGGAGACCGTCTGCGCCTCCTCCACCCAGCAGATGTCCGCACCCTCCGCCGACTTGATGTTCGTGACGTTGTGCTTCAGGCCGTGAAAGGTGAACTCGGTGCCGTTCGAGCCCTTGATGACCGCCTGCTGCACCTCGTAGAAGCCGGCCAACCCCAGCGCCGCCACCTGATCCTTCAGCAGCTTGTGCACCGAGTCAGCGATGCTCTTCTGCATCTCGCGTGCGCAGAGGATCCGCAGGGGTTTCTGCGCCCCCAGGATCAGCAGCGCCCGAGCGATGCCCCACGACTTCGACGCGCCACGACCGCCGTAGAGCACCTTGTAGCGGGAGGGCCGGAACAGGCACTCCAGCTTCTCCGGGAACTCAGCCTGCGTCGCCGGGGCGGACAAACCGAACCTCGATGCTCGTCTGGACCGGGCCGCCGTTCGAGCCGGTCAGTTCCATCCTGTCCTTGAAAAGACCCAGGTGCCGGCCCAGCAGGTCAAGGCTCGGCGTCTTCGGCGAGAGCTTCAGCGTGAACCGCCCCTGCTTGTCCCAGCTCCAACCGATGATCGCCCGGCGCACCGCCTCCGGGAGCTTGGCGATATCGGCCGGGCTGGCAATCTCGGCACCAGCAATATCCGCAGGATCGTAGAGTGCCATGCGCGCCAGTTCGGCGATGACACGATCCGCCGTCACCCGCGTGCGTTGCGAGCGCTCGGCCTGAGCCCGCTCGATGGCTGTCCGGATCTCAGCATTCCTCAACAGCCGCTCACCCTGTGACGCGGCCGTATTCGCACTGTAGCCGGCCCGGATCGCCGCCTGCGTGGCGTTCAGATCGACGAGGTATTCCTCAACGAACCGGCGCTGTTTGTCGGTCAGCGCCATGGGAGCCCCCAGAAACGACAAAGCCGCCCGCGGATCTCTCCGGGGCGGCTCGGTGTACTCGCACGTGTGCTTGGTGCGAGTATGCAAGAATTAACCTCGGACTGTCAACCGCCGGATGCGTCCCACGGTGCTGCCGGCGCATGGAAGCCTGTCAGCCGATACGCGCGCAACAGTGCGCCGCTCAGCACGGCCAGCAGGGCTTTCATGCCCGCGTGCCACTCCGCGTAAACCTCGTTGACGCTGCGGATCTGGTCGACGCTGGGCGACGGCTCGACGACGCACCACTTCACGAACTGGCGGCGGTGCCCCTCGCCGTCGCGGTCGAACGTGAACCGCCGCTCCTCCCGCTCGATGCGCTCCAGGATGCCGCGCCCGCGCTGGTCGACAGCGGGAAGGCCGGCGGCGAGGTACATCCGGGCAACCTCCGTGCGCTCGGGGACGCGCTGCCACTCCCCATCGATCCGGTGCCGGTACCGGCCGCGCTGCGTCTCCGGCACCTCCACCGCCTTCAGGCGCTGCTCCCACGGCAGCCACTCCGGCCGCTCCCCGCTGCGCCCGAACAGCAGGACGGCGCGCTTGCGGCGGAAGTCCCGCATGCCGTTGATCGCGTCCATCACGACTTCGGCGTCCGGGTGCAGGCGCGGCGGCACACCCCGGATCTGGCCGCCACCGTCGATGCGGGTTCCGATGTCGCCGATCTCCATCGCCCTGGCGACGCTGTCCATCGGGTAGGCGGCCGGGTAGTCGAACGCCTCCCCTCCCCGGCGACGCTGGCGCACCGCAATCTGCGCCGCCATCTCGACACGGTGCAGCCCCATGTCGTCCCGATCCCCCTTCTGGTCGCGGATAGCCCAGGTGACCAGACGTTCCAGGTCCACACTCGTTAGGTTCGGCAGGGCCATGTCGCTCAT